ATGCGGTCCTGCAACATAGCGTGCACTTCTTTAGGATCGCATACACCGTGACCGGCTTGCTTCTCCAGAAACTCAAGGTTCGCACCAATCGCAGCGCCGAACTGTGCAGCTTTCTCAAGGATCTTAGTGGCCATGCGATTGCGGTCAGCATACGTAAAGCTGTCACGATAAGTCTGCAACCAATCAGATGCAGTTTTGACTTCCAGCGCATTACGCAACGGAAGCCTGCGATCTTTAACGCCGTTGTCTCCCACCCAAACCCATGCGTAGCTGGAGTCAGGCAAAACGTCAGTAGCTGTCTTTTCAAGATCACTGCTGCGAGCTTTCACGGCGTTGAATTCGCCTTTGATGCCCCAGTGTGCGGCAAACTTTTCAATCCTGTCTTCAATGCGGCGTTGGTCCTTTGCGTTGAATTCAGCTTTCTTGTCAAAGAAGAACGCAGCGCTAAGCCAAGTGCATTGTGGTGTGTGGCAAGGAAATTGACGGCTAATCACGTCAGCGTAATTACTCGCTGCTACGTTCTTTACGTCATATACGCTTTCAGGGCTTGCCTTCTTGATGAATTCTGGCAAGCTATGCACCATCGACAGACGGTATAATTCAACGCCGTTGCTGTCAGCAATGTGATCAAAATTGCGAGGCATGACGTGTTTCCTCCAAATGTCGAACTTCACTGGAACGAACTGGCAACCGTACTGGATATTTCGGATAAGTCTGACGCATTGCCATTTGCCATCAATTGTCCGCTGTGCAAAGCAGCCAAAAGTCTAGTTATCTTCCAAGATACCACACATAACTCAGATTGGCACCATTGTAAAGAATGCGGCAGCTTTGGAGACATGATTGAATTAGCTTCTCGCATCTGGGGCATGTCGATTGAAGCCACGTGTGTCGAGCTTGCCAAGAAAGGTGTGCCCTCATGTATTGGAGTCACGCCTGAAGCTGTGACGCGGTATCTAGACACAGGATTCAAATCTCGCACCAAGGCAATTGCAGGATGGAACGGTTGCGTCACGTACTTTAAAAAACCAACCCATGCTGTTAACGAACTACTAAGTTTGTTTAATTTGCAGCAGCGTAAATGGGAATCGTTCAATCCGCAGCCCGAACGGTATTTCGCAGCCACGCATGTCAGAGAATTAGAAAAGGCGTTGGGCAATCAATACCGGCATTACGTGGGATCTAAAAAGAAAGGTCACTTGTACGAACGCATCGACACCATGCCTATCCGTTTCCCCGGAGGTTGGAGTGACACGCTGGTGATGCCGTATGAAACATTACCGGGACACATCAGCGGTTTTCTATGCGTCGGTTACAGGCACGGTAAATTGCAACGCATCTTTACTCGTGCTCGGGGACAAGGAAATACATTCAAGCGAGCACCACTTCCTTACGACGCCGGGTTGTGGGGTTTGCACACGTCTATCCACGGTAAGACAACAGCAGGCGATTATGCGTTGGCTGTAGAAGATCCTTTGCTGGCGTTGCGTATTCAGTCGCGGCATTCGTTAATGTCAAACACGCCGTTGCCTATTGTGGCGTGGCGATTTGACGGAGCGACAACAACACAAGGTATTGGCTGGCAAGGAGTTAAGCAAAAAAACATTGTTGTAGTGTCGTGCAAGCTGACGCCTTCTGTCATTCACGCCGCCTATTCTAGCGGCGGCTTGTTGACGATTCTTGACATCAGTGAAAACGATTTCTTTGACATGATCAAAACCAAGAAACCTGAAGATCTGATGCGATACATTATTCGCAGAGCACTACCGTGGCGTGACACAGTCAGACGTTGGATGACAACATCGGCGCCTAATGTTGTAAAGGAATTCTTCAATACTTTGGCGCTGCGCAGTACTGATGCAGACGATATTGCAAACGAGTTCAAAGAACAATTTTCTGACAACACCGCAGCGTCTAACGTCACGTGTGTGCGTATTCCTAATAATCAAAAAACTATTGTCAATATTGTTGAAAACGCAAGTGGTTGGTTTGTGCGACTAAGCGTCAGTGACTACATCCAACTGACAGATTTTAGTGTCAGATTCAAAACAATTTTCCGTCGAGCCAAAGGTACGCAAGTTGAAGGCAACATTTACTTCAAAGGACAAACGTTGCCTGTGACGTTTGATTCCGAGACCTTAAATTCGGATCGTGCGTTTGAACACAAGATTTTCAACGTGTGTCTTACTAGCGGACTAGGCATGCCCAAAATCAATGCGGATGGATTCTCTTTAATCCAGATCACGCGGCTGTTTGAAGAACCAAAAACCTATGCGTTTACAATGGTCACAGAAACACCAGAAGACGAAGAGATAGAAGACTTAGACATCGTCCCAGTTAACTAAACGTTTAGGGCGCGTTAACAAATCCAGATCAACGGGAATGTGGAATTTCATCGTAGCCGACAGATCTGGCCATTGCCTTGCTATGTGCCAAAGAGCACAACACCCAATGTTAACGGCTTGAGCAAAGTCGTCAGACAGATTGGGATGCCTGACAATCAAATACTTGTCTGTTGTCCCTCTGCCGTCAATCTTGTCTTCAACAAGCGCCAAGAAATCATGCAACAGTCCGGGATCGTCGGCAGCTTTGTAGTCGTACTGAAACGCTTTGATTACGCCGAATTTGATGCACTGGGCCGTCAACACCAGCGACCGTGATTTGTCCACGGAATACCAGTGTCGTGGATGTGACTCTGTAGCCGGATGGAAATTCATGATGTTGTGCTTGGCCGTAGCGTGGTAAGCAATCGGCACAATGTTCTCGGCCGGCCATCCAGCCTGCCAGATCAATGTCTCACGGATAGCTCCAGCACCGCCGTAATCATGAACCAGATGCGTGCACTTAAATCGATTAAGTGTTTCTACTACCAACTGTGCTTCGTAAAAGTAATCGTGGGTTTTGAGCGAACGCATCCCCCAGATAATGTCAATATTGCCGTTGGCTTTAAACCCAAGCACAGCCAAAGCCGTAAAACTGGTGCGTGTCTTGCCACCTTCTTTAGATGCGCTCAGCGAACCACCACCGCCACCCCAGTCCACAGCAAGAACACGCCGAACGTAATCGCCTGTGTGCGTAACAGCTTGGCGCCAATCATTAGGCCACGGCAACACACAGGCAGCTTCTAGATCGGACTTGGACAACAGTTTAGAACCTTCATCGTGGCTCTCTCCGCAAACTTCGTTCAGAAAGGTTGTAAACGTTGTATTGCCGCGGCCTTCCATCTTGCCGACAAGCAATCCCCACTTCTCAGAACTAGCGTAATGCAAAGGCAAAATAATCTGCGGTACGTGATAACCCGAAAAAGACCACCGACGTTCGGGGTATGAGTGTATCCAACGGCCAGCACGTGGATTGATAAATTTGCGACATTTGGCACAAACGACTCCGGGCATCTTTTCACAAATGCCATCGTGAGCCGGTCCAATCATGGCTAAAAGATCGTGCGCAAATGAAGGAACATTCCAGTAACCGCATCCGGCATGGTGACATTTAATCACCCATTCCGCCTGACTAGAGTCTTCCCATAGCTTTTGTATGCAGTTTTCCTGGGTTTTTGGAGTTCCGCTATATTGTTTAATAGCGTAGCTAGATCCTGATAGCGTTTCGTGTATAATTTGTAGTAAGTCGTATTGCACGTCTTGTACTTCGTCTATAGCATTTTTATCAGCAGGTATACCTCGAGTACGTTCTGCATCTAAAAATGCATACGAGAAATACATGTTGCTACCATTGCTAAATTGTCTTTGCAACACGTTCTGAGCTAAGTTCTCGTTAACAAGCAATTCTTTGGTTGGCGACGATTCAATAAATTCGCGTACGTAGTTGTGAGAAAATCGTCGGATCATTTCAAACAACGGCGTGACATACAACGTTGAAAAGTACGGAAACGATATTGCCGTCAAAATACCTTGAGCTGCCAGTGATGTAGATTTACTGACCTGTCGTCCTGTCTTTAACAATGTGGCGCGAGGCAAACGAGTACGGAAGAACGGTTCAAACGGAAAGTAATTGTCCAACGAATAAGGTTTGCCTTTAAGACTTAAAATTAACGGCAGCAAAGGTTTAAGCGTAGGTGTACCACTTGCGGACAGCGCGTGTTGCAGTTTCATAACCTTGCGCACGTTGTCGTTGGTGTAGCCAACAATTTCAGGTTCGATGATCTTTGGTTTTAGTTCAACCGAGTCGTCCACGAGGTGCTCCATGACAAGAAGCGCGGAAGATAAATTCTTAGACGGGTTACATGCTGTGCTCAAGCTAGTCTTTGAAACAATTTTTCACGTCGGCCTAAGCATCGTACAATCGTTAATGATCATTTACAATAGAACGGACAAACCCCTGAGGCTCCCATCATGGCCAAGTCCCGATCCCCCGTCACGTTCTTCAGAAGGTCAGGCATCGACACCAACGAACAAATCAGACCCACCCCGCGTTTGTATCCGGCGGACTTACTTGTCAACTTTATTCCGACAGACAAAAATTCAGTCGAAAGCCTTGCCCAAGTGGAAGGAACGCCTCCGCCAGATCGAGGAACGATGAGACCTTGGTCCAACTACACGGTAGAATAATCTCGGTGGCAGGGTTCCGCACGTCTGGCGGGTTGTGCGATTAAAAGAATCCTGCCACCACTCTCAAAGGCACATCTATGTTTTTTACCTTTGTGTTGCTCTTTATGGGAGCAACTGTAATTACTGCGTTAACAACACAAAGTCTTGTTCCTATACCCTTTGGAGCGTTTTTACTGTATCTAGTGTTAAATCTTAGAGAACGATACGAGGGACCCAAATGACATTGTTCGGACTGATCATTTCAGCAATCGCTACGTGGCAAGTCATCGAAATATGGAGACACAGCACACTCTTCGCAGAATGGCGCGCGTGGCTGGAGCTATTCAATAACTACTTATCGAATCTGCTCCTGTGCCCGTGGTGTCTGTCTGTTTGGGTAGGTTTTGGTTTCGCAGGTTTGGCGTTGGCAAGTGATCTGACAAACAGTAATATCCCTTTGGTTCCAGCGTTTGCATTTAGCATAAGTCGTTTGGCTAACTGGGCCAACGACATTTCGCACAACTACTGCCGAACGCCCAATACCAAATGGGGATTACCGGATGACGACACCGGCTTCACACGACAACCAGCCGACGACGATCCCGACAGAGAACCCCTTGCCTTTTGATCAACGCATAGCCACGGATTTTCAACAACTAGCTCTGACGGCGTTGTTAAAGAATCCTGCACTTAGAGGCGTCGT